GATAGATTAGTAACCAATGGAACTGATGCGGCCCCAAATCCATACTGGGGAGAAAACGGTGAGGATCACTTTTGGGAAATGGAAGGCCCCCACCATGACGATATTCAGGAAATGAAGAGTGTTGTACAAGCAGAAGGAACAATCACTAATAGTCATCTAGCATGGAATGAAGCATTGATGAGATTGGTAGAATATCCTAATACCTACAATAGTAATACTTCAACTTGGAGTACTGGTAGTTACTCTGCTCTTGCCGATGGTGAAGCAAGAACTGGAAAACCATTTACTATTACATCAACATTTTCAACAAACTTTACTAAAATCACTCATGAGGATCAAAGGGTCGAACCCAATGGAACAGTCTGGGCAATGTCACCAAAGCATTACGGTAATACGCGAGGAGGTGGATTTAGATTACAACAGTTTGAAGGTAGACTCCATTTCCAAATAGGACACATGGGTAGGAATCAGAGTAACTACAATAGTGTTGAGGGATTCCTTAAGCCAGTCTTGGGAGTATCAGCAAATACTAAAATATACACTAACACTCCTAGTAATGTTTATCAAGATCCATTTGAATATGGCAATAGTACAACCATATACCAAACAATGAATCCTTATGATGTTGAAAAAGATGTGCGTATGTGGTATCAGATTACTTGTGTGTATAATGGTGGGCCTGTGGGATATTACAAAACCAGCACACGATCTGAAACTGAGGCACAATTAGTACAAAATATTAAAGCCTCCTTTAAGTTCTACCAAACAAATTTGAGGACAGGTAAAGTACACGAAATAGAATGGCACCATGTACAAATGAGTAATAAAAATGATTACTTAGGATTTATTCAAGGAGTGGGATACGAGGGAGACAGGGAAGCAGATACACGATTTGGTGCATTTTGTGATGGTGCTGCCAATGCATATGTATTTGAAGGAAATTGGGCAGGTACATGGGTAACGAATACAGCATTATCACACTCAGACATACAGGGTGACACTTCAGAAACTAAAGCTAGTCAACCCTTTAGAGTAAATGGATTTGCTATGGACCCGCTTGGGTGGGCAACAAAAAACAATAAGGATGCTACGAACACATGGATATGGAGTCCAAGTCATCATCCAGATAGACTTGAAGATACTTCTGAAAATAAAAAAGATCCGTATCCTAATATAACATCGGGTGCTGCAGATAGCAATTATTTGAAGGCTACAGCATCAATGGATGACGAAGATTATTTTAGAACTCAAGCAGACAATTCATACTGGGCAAATAACTACCCATTAGATACAGCGTAAGGAATAAATGGCACTGACTTTAAGTAAACGAACCATAAATTTTGTAATGGATCAAGGGGCTACCTTTGAAAAAGTAATCTACGCACAAAACTCTGCAGGAGGAAATGTCACAATTTCTACTGGTACTTGTGCTGCTAAGATGCGACAATCTACATATTCTGGTAACAATATACATACTTTCTCAACTTCCGTTGCTGGATCAAATGTTACAATTTCTATGACTGCAACAAATACTGCAAACGTTGCTGTTGATCAGTATGTATATGATGTTGAATATACTCAATCAGATGAAACTACTGTAGAGAGGGTTTGTCAAGGAATTATAACCGTATCACCAGAGTCTACAAAATAAGGATTTAACAAATGACACAACCTACATCTAGAACCACATTTAAAGATTATTGTAAAAGAAAATTGGGACATCCAGTTGTTGAACTGAATCTTGATGATGACCAAATTGAAGACACTATTGATGATGCAATAACTTACTGGCAAGAATATCACTTTGATGGTACACATCCAGAATTTGTAAAGAAACAAATTTCAGCATCAACTCAAATCGTTTCTTCAACCTCTGGAACTTTTTCTAGTGGAGAAACGATTGAGGGGGGATCTAGTGGTATTAAGGCTACATTTCATCAATACCACAGTGCAAATACTACGATAAGGTATTCAAAACCAACTACAAAAAATAATTCCAATGCTGACGCGATTGGAGATGGAAATACCTATTATACAGATATAACTACTACATGGACTGCCAGTGAAACCATTACAGGAGCAACAAGTGGTGCAACAGCAACCGTTCATGGTAGTACAGCTCAAACTATCGGTGATATAGATAATCATTATCTTTCTTTAGATGAGAGTTATATTGGTATTACAGGAATTATACCACTTACCGAAAATTTGAGTGGTAGTACAAATATGTTTTCAGTTAACTATCAGTACGCATTGAATGATCTTTATACAATGGGTTCAGCTGGTGATATGAAAAATTATGTTTTCACTCAACAATATCTTGCTACTATTCAAAATCTTTTCTCTGGATTACCTAGATTCAGATTTAATCGTCACAGAGATAGAATTTATCTTGACATAGATTGGAGTGGAGATCTTAAAATAGATGACTTTGTTATAATTGAAGCCTACGCTTCAATGAATCCAGAAACATATACGGATGCTTATAGTGATATTTTCCTTAAAAAATATTGTACAGCTCTTATGAAAAAACAATGGGGTATGAATCTTATAAAATTTGAAGGTGTTCAATTGCCTGGAGGTGTTACTTTAAATGGGAGACAATTATATGATGACGCAACTACAGAATTAGAATACTTAGAAAAAGAAGGAAAATTAGAGTATCAACTCCCCGATGATTTCTATATAGGTTAGAGGATATAAATGGCAACCAATCATTACTTTAATCATTATGGAACAGATACACCAGATCAAAAATTAGTTGAAAGTATCGTAATTGAGTCTATCAAATCTTTCGGTATTGATGTTCACTATATGCCTAGAACTGAAGTAAATACAGATTCTATCTTTGGTGAGGATCGTATTTCTAAGTTTGAAGATGCTCGTATGGTAGAAGTGTACATTAAGAGTATAGATGGATTTGAAGGTGATGGTACATTTGTAAGTAACTTTGGATTAGAAGTAAGAGATCAAATTACTTTTACAATTGCTCGTAGAAGATTTATAGATTTAAATTTTGAAACAGGAAATAGAGATAAGGAACCACTAGAAGGTGACCTTATTTTCTTTCCTTTGTCTGACTCCCTTTTTGAGATTAAACACGTACAAGATACGAATGTTTTCTATCAAATGGGTGGACTACAAACATTTGATTTAGTATGTGAACTCTTTGAATACGCTGATGAAGCAATTGATACTGGTATTGAGGAGTTGGATAAGATAGAAAGAGAAGAATCCTATTCAATAAAATTCACTCTCGGTACTGGAGCTGGTACATTTACAGTTGGTGAACAAGTGTATCAAGGTTCTACTGGATATGCAAATTCTGCAATTAAAGGAGAAGTTTTTGATTGGAACTCTAGTACAAGTCTTCTTACAATAGGAAATATTGTTGGAACTTTTGATGCGGATAATCAAATGTATGAATATCCGTTTTCTATAGCATTAGAAGATGACACTACACTTCTTTTGGAAGATGAGACAACAAATACTCCCAATTCTTCAACTGAGGGTAAACTATTCTTTGAATCTGGTGCATCTTATGCCACAACATCTGTCGGAGATGATAAGGAAATATCAACTGATGCATATGCAAACAATGTTGGAATTGAAACTGTAGCTGATTCTATACTTGACTTTACAGAAGGTAATCCATTTAGTGAAGGAACAGGGTACTAATGTTAGGATCTACCTTTTATCATCAAACTATAAGAAAATATGTAGCAGTGTTTGGAACTCTTTTCAATGATATTAATATTGAAAGGAAGAATTCAAGTGGTGTTGTTGTTGAAAGATTAAAAGTTCCTCTTGCATATGGCCCCAAACAAAAGTGGTTACTTGCTGTTCAAGATACCACTGCAGATAGAAAAGTTGTAGCGACGAGAACTCCAAGGATGGGGTTTGCAATGACAGGGGTTTCTTACGATACTGCAAGAAAATTGAATACGATTGGTAGAAATGTCGCAGCAAACACTTCTTCTACTACTACCAATATGATCACAATGTATAATCCTGTTCCTTATAATTTTGATTTTGAATTGTTCATACTTGTCAAGAATGCAGAAGACGGTACACAAATTTTAGAACAGATACTTCCTTATTTTACACCAGAGTTTACCGTTACCGTCAATACAATTCCCGATATGAACATCAAGGCAGATGTTCCTATTGTGTTGAATTCTTCTAGTGTAGCAGATGAATATGAGGGTGATTTATCAACAAGAAGAACTATTACTTGGACTCTTTCATTTGTACTCAAAGGGTTTATCTATCCAAATCTTACATCTGGTGAAATCATTAAAACAATTGAAGTTAATTTCCGAATTCCCGGCGGTGATACAGAAATTGAACTTCCAGAATTTATCATATATGAAGATAGTACACCAGATACTACAAACTATATACTACTAGATGGAACAAATATAGTTGTTTTTACATTACTAGAAAGTGGTACTGCTGATACAACGAGTGAACTTAGACTTCTTTTGGAAGATGGAGGTTTTGTATTGAATGAAGAAAGTAGTAATT